GTGCCGGTCCTCGTATCCGTTGCCAGCGCGGACGGCATCGCCGCAGCGAGCAGCAGCACGGCCAATATAAGCGCCGCGGCACGGCGCAGAAAGCGGCGATTTTTCGGCAAGTCCTTCCCTCCTCTCGGTCGCGATTTAAAATGTTACAATTTGTAACTGTATCCTACCATCCCGCCCCCTCTCCGTCAACCGCCAGTTTTTGCCGGCGCGAAAAAATAACCCCCCAGTAAATGGTCGGGGGTCATAAGAAAGTAATATCGTATTTTCTCAGGAACGGCGTGGCTTCGGTCACGCCGTTTCCTGTTTCAGCAGTTCTTCCACGGGGATAAAGCCCACAAGGTCATAGGAAATGCGGATGCCCTGATGCCGCTTGCCGCTGGACTTGTCCGGAGCTTCAATGTAGATTGCCTTGACAAGCTCCCGCAGCGCATAGGGGGTAAGCTCGTCCAAATCCTCATATTTGCGTACCCGCTGGATAAACTGCTTCAAATTTTCAATCTGTTGTTCCTGTACTTCAATTTCCTTCTGCAAAGTCTGAATTTCCTCTTTAAGCTGTGCTTGTTCGTCCTCATAGGTCTTGCTCATCATAGAGAACTTTTCATCTGTGATGCGCCCCGCCACATTGTCCTCATAAATGCGGATAAACAGACGGTCAAGCTCTCCCAGCCGCTTTTCAGCCTGTGCCAGACGCTTCTTGTGTCCACGGATCGCGGCTTCGCTGGAGAGCCAGAGCTTCTGCTCCATGACGGCACGGAAATGATCCTCATACCGACTGACATAGGAAATCACAGTTCTCATGTGCATCCAGACCAATTCTTCCAGAACAACAGCACGGATAAAGTGTGCCGAACAACTTCCCGTATTGCTGCGGTAGTTGGCGCATACAAAATGATCCTGCCGCTTTTCAAAGTAGTTGGTGGTGCAGTAGCGCATTTTTGCTCCACAATCAGCGCAGTAGACCATACCGGAAAACAGACTGCTCTTGCCCGTCTTTGTCCTGCGGTGACGCTGCTGGCGAATTTCCTGCACCTTGTCAAAGACCTCCTGCTCAATGATCGCCGGGTGGGTATTGTAGAAAACTGCCTGCTTTTCAATAGGTGTTTCCCGCTGCTTCTTGTCCCAGATGGAGTTGGTGTAGGTCTTGAAATTGACGGTGCATCCCGTGTATTCCCGCCGTTCCAGAATGTGAACGACCGTGTTGGTGTTCCAATGGTACGGATCAGCGGTTTCCGGGCTGGGTGTCTTGATGCCCTCACGCTTCTTGTAGGCGGTGGGGTTAAGTACCTTTTCCTCCTGCAAGAGCTTTGCAATCTGCATCGGGCCTCGCCCTTCCATGCACAGCTTGAAAATGCGCTTGACTACCAATGCCGCCGCTTCATCCACGACCCACTTTGTCTTGTCCTCCGGGTCTTTACGGTAGCCGAATGGAACATTGACGGTCAGAGGAACGCCGCGTTCGCCCTTTGCCTTATTGACAGCACGGATCTTGCGGCTGGTGTCTTTGGCGAAAAACTCGTTGAACCAGTTCTTGATGCCCGCAATATCGCTGTCGGTACTGTTGGGGTCGATGGTGTCAAAATGGTCGTTGATGGCAATATAGCGCACATTGTACTTTGGGAATGTGAAGTTGATATACAGCCCTGTCAGCGAGGAATTACGCCCCAGTCGTGATAGGTCTTTCGTACAGCAGACTGCCACTCTGCCCGCTTCGATTTCCGCAAGCATAGCTTGAAAGCCGGGACGGTCAAAGTTCGTACCGCTATATCCATCGTCGGCTGCTGTACAAAAAGGACTAATAAATTCACGCCGTACAGGATTCCCGGCGCAAGGTTTCCATCAGAGCTTCGATCTCATCGGCAAGGTTCAATCGAATGTCCATGCGCCCGTCCGGGTAGATGGTAACGGATTGCAGCAGCTCGATTGAGATTTCTCTGGTCAGCGCCGTAATCCCGGCATAGCTCTTGAATTGCTCGATCACAGCGTTGCTATTGTCGTCGTTGCCGCTTATTTTGCGCTCCAGCTCCAAGACCGTGCGGGAGATTTCCTCTGCCTGCGCCGTCAGAGCTTTCTTCTGTGCCGCGAAGCTCTCGCGGGATATCCCGCCCTCCACCAGCCGCTCATAGAGGTCTTGCAATCGCTCGTCAAGCTGGGCTTTCCGGCTCTGGAGCGTCTGCAAGCGGCGCTGCGCCTGTTTGCGATCAAGCTGCCGCTGTGCCTGCCTTGTTTGCAGGAGACGGTCTATGCTGACGGCGTATTGGGCGTAGACCTGTATGGTGTCGATGACAGCTTCCAGAATATCAGGCTCAGGGATTCTATCCTCTGAGCAGTCAAAGCCGGTATTCAGCCGTTTCATGACGCAGCGGTAGGAGCCGTTCTTCTTATTGTCCCGCTGCATGGCATGACCGCATACGCCACAGATCACCTTGCGCTTCAGCGGATTCCCGCCGCCCGTCATGACTTCTCGCTCCCTGTATTCCCGCATACAAGTCTGCGCTTTCTCGAACAGCGCCTCCGGCACAATGGCCTCGTGCCTGTCAGGGACGATAACCCAATCATTGCGGGAGATTTTGACCGTGTGCGTACTGCCTACAATATCCCGGCTTCGTTTGCCGTACACCGTCTTTCCAATATACCGCTCGTCCCGCAGGAACTTTGCGACCAGATTGGCCGTCCAGAAGTTTTCCTCTTGGATGCTGCGCCACGGCGTTCTTGTGCAGCCTGTCTCGATTTTGTAGTTCTTTGGGGAGCTTACGCCGTCACCGTTCAGCGCCGCCGCGATCTCCCACGTTTTTGCGCCGTCCGCTGCCATTTGAAAGATGCGCCGTATCACCTCGGCGGCTTCGGTATCTATCAGAAGATGATTTTTGTCTTTTGGGTCTTTGACGTATCCATACGGCGCATAGGGACTGAGAAATGCCCCGCACTCGGCCCGTGCTTTTTTTGCGTTTTTGACCCTGCGGGAGAGGTCACGGCTATACAGGTCGTAGATCAGCGTCCGAAACGAGGTATCGAGGCTGTCGATGTCCAGCGGATTGCTGCTGTCAAAACCGTCGTTGACGGAAATGAAGCGTACACCGAGGAACGGGAACACGCGTGAGATGTAGCCGCCCACGGTGAGATAGTCACGACCAAAGCGGGAAAGGTCTTTTACAATGATGCAGTTGATTTGCCTGTGCTTGACCTGCTCCAAAAGCTCCTTTACAGCGGGCCGCTCGAAGTTTGTACCGCTCCAGCCGTCGTCACAAAATTCCAGTATTTCAGAATCGGACAGGTCTGCGTGACTGGACACATATTCCCGAAGGAGGCTGCGCTGGTTGGATATGCTCTCGGATTCATCCTTTTCGCCGGTTCTCAAATCCGCGTCCTCGCTGGATATGCGAAGATAAATTGCCGTTCTCATGCGTCAGCGTCCCTCCCTTCCAAATATGTACAGAGTTCTTTGTATTCGTCCCGGTAGCGGAACACGATTTCGATATTGCTGTCGCCGTCTACATACACGCGCTGGATCAGTGCCTGTGCCATCTCTCTGGTCAAGGCATCCGCATCCCGGAAGCTGCCGAAAGCCGTAAGGAATGGGTTCTCCGGCGTATGCGCCGCTTCTGCCACCTGCTGGCGGGTCAGAGCCTCGATCAGCCGCTCCGCTTCCTCGGCTTCCGCTTTGTAGCGGCGCTTCAGCGTCATATATTCCTGCTCGGTCATGAGCTGATCCACATAGCTCTGATACAGGCTGTCGTATAAGCTGTTATATCTCATAAGTGCCTTTTTTGCCGTGTCCAGCTTACCTTGCAGCGTCGCGGTCTGCTTTTTGTACTTTGGCGAGCCGTTTAGTCTGCGGACAATGGCTTCCATATCGGCGGCAAGGGCGATCTGGGTTTGAATGGCTTGCAGGAGCATGGGGAACAGTGCGTCCTCCCGGATGTTTTTCAGCGGACAGCTGCCAATGTCGTTGGCGTGGGTCGGGCAGATAAAGGTGTACCACAGCTTTTTTTCGTGGCTCACATTCTTGTACCGCACCAGCGGACGCTTGCAGTCGGCGCAGCAGACCAGCCCCTTGAGGATGTTTTCGGTGGTTTCCAGATGCGTAAATCTGCCGAGGTTTTCAAAGTATTCTGTCTTTTTGCGCTGTGCAAGCTCCTGCACCTTATCAAAGGTTTCCCGGTCGATCAGCGGCTCGTGGGTATTTTCTACGACGATCCATTCCTCTCGTGGCTTCTTGTACTGCCCCCGGTTTTCGTAAAAGGACTGCCGCTTCTTTCCCTGCACCATGTGTCCGATGTACACCTGCCGGGACAGAAGGTTCTTGACCGTCTGAACATACCAGCTCACGCCGTTATATTTCTCCGTTTTGCATACCCCGGTGTTGTACAGGTAGGCGGAGGGGGATGGTACGCCGGAATCGTTGAGCCGCCTTGCGATTTGTGTGATTCCCATGCCCTCGGCTCGCCACCGGAATATCTGCCGGACAACGGGAGCCGTCGCTTCGTCCGGCTCCAGCTTGTGGGGATTATCCGGTTGTTTGCGGTAGCCATAGGGTGCCCACGCCCCGATGAAATCGCCGTTTTTCTGCTTTGCTGCCAGTGCCGAGCCGGACTTCCTGGAAATATCCTTGCTGTAAACCTCGTTGATGAGATTTTTCAGCGGAACGAGATAGCCGTCCGCGCCCCGCTGGGCGGTGAGGGTGTCGAAGCCGTCGTTGACGGCGATGAAGCGAACTCCGAGGAACGGGAAAATTCGCTCCAGATAGTTGCCGGTTTCCTTGTAGTTTCTGCCAAAGCGGGACAGGTCTTTGACCACGATGCAGTCTATATGCCATTTGCGTACTTCCTCCATCATCTTTTCAAACTGAGGACGGTCAAAGTCCGTGCCGGTTCGTCCGTTATCGCAGAACAGCCCATACAGGGTAAGCGTTGGGTCATCTTCGATGAACCGGAGCAGCAGGTTTTTCTGCCCCTCTATGGTATCCGCGCCGGGTTTGCCGCTGTCCTCCACGGAAAGGCGGACATAGGCGGCAGTGCGGTATTGCTTCTGCGCCTGTGCGGGAGCTTCCATCGCCGGAATGACCGGGTTTGTCTTTCGTTTCGTTCTTGCCACTTATACCACCTCCCGTATTTGTGATCTTCTGAGAATATCCGTCTGCCATGCAAATTCGTCCGCAAAGCGGAAGCGGACTTCCACGCGGTTATCCCTGTAAATGAGGATGCGGTCGATCAGCGCCACAACGATGCTGCGCTCCAATTCCGTAATGTTCAGGTGCTTTCTGAACTGCGCCATCCACTCCCGGTGCTCGCCGCCGTGCTCCCTGATCTGCGTAAGGGTCTCCTGCAAGGCGTCCATCTGTTTTTCGCACTCGGCGCAGCGTCCTGCGTAATTCTGCTTGAGCCTTGCGTATTCGTCCCGGTCGATGATCCCGTCGGCAAGGCTTTCATACAGGGACATGAGCAGCTTCTGGAGCCGCTCATGCTCAGAGCGTTTCTTGTCGAGCTGCCGCTGCACCTTCTGGGCTTCTGCGGTTCTCAGGGGGGCGGTATCCGTCATGGCAAGAATATCGTCCAGATCAACCACGTCCCGGATATACTGCTTTACCGTGTCCAAAACCAGTTGCTCCAGCGCTTCATCACGCATCCGGTGGGGCGAACAGGATTTATCCTGCTTGTGGGCGGCGCAGACGAAGTAGACGTATTTCTTCTTCCCGGAGGGGACGGTCTTGCGTACCATGCTTGCGCCGCACTCGCCGCAGAACACCATCCCGCTGAAAAGCTGCACCGCGCTGTCGCCGGGGCTGCGGCGGGGATCCAATGAGAGCGCCTTCTGTACGCTGTCAAAGTCCCGGCACTCAATGATGGCTTCGTGGGCGTCCGAAACGATTGCCCATTCGCTTTCCGGCTTTGTGACGCGCTTTCGCACCTTGTAGCTGGGTGTGGTTTCTTTTCCCTGAATGAGTATGCCTGTGTAGACCGGATTTTTCAGGATACGCAGCACGGCGTTGGCCGACCATGCCGCCTGCGGGTTCGCCTTGAAGGAAGTGGCAAACCTCATGCCCAGCGATCTTTTGTATTCCATGGGCGAAAGCACGCCGCTGTGATTCAATCGGGCGGCGATATCCTGCGGGCTCATGCCCTCCAGCTTCCATTTGAAGATATCCCGCACAACGTCTGCGGCGTACTCGTCTGCCACCAGACGGTTTTTGTCTGTTTCGTCTTTCAGATAGCCGTACACGGCAAATGCGCCGATATACTGGCCGCTCTTGCGCTTGACCTCAAGCTGAGTGCGGACTTTTACGGAAATATCCCGGCAATAGGCTTCGTTTATAAGATTTTTGAACGGAATGATAAGCTCGTCCGAGGCGTTTTTTCCGCCGAAACTGTCATAGTTGTCGTTGACGGCGATAAAGCGAACGCCTAAAAATGGGAATATCTTCTCGATGTACTCGCCTGCGTCCAGATAATTTCGGCCAAAGCGCGAGAGGTCTTTTACGATGATGCAGTTGGTGCGTCCCGCCTTTACGTCCTCCAGCATTTTCTTAAAGCTCGGACGCTCGAAATTGGAGCCCGTGAAGCCGTCGTCAATTCTGACGGCGTATTCCCGAAGCTCCGGGCGGGTTCGGATGAAGTCCCGCAGCAGCTCCCGCTGCCCGGTGATGCTGTTGGATTCCTCTTTATCCCCGTCGTCCCTCGACAGCCGGAGGTAAAGCGTGGCGTTCCAGATTTTTGTTTCGGTGTTGTGTTGCATATTGCCAGCTCCTTTCCTCCAAAATTGTACCCTGCGTTGCGCAGGACTGTCGAGGATGTCGCAGGATCAGCCCTTTGTACGGATATATGCTTCCAGTCTGTCCTCCAATGAAACATCCGTATCGGCAAAGCTGACCCTGACCACATATTTTCCGTGCCGGTAGCAGTAGGGATTGCCGATTTGGCGG